AACATTCGCCACTTATCCAACCATCTCCGGAGTCTAACTGCCTTTCCAGAACTAATTGTAATTCAACTGTTATTCCATATATCTCTTCGACCAGTTGCCTGCTTCTGAATGACACCTTAGTATCTGATATTTTGTAGTCCAGCGCAGTTAGGAGACGCTGTCTATCATACATACTAAGCCCTCTATGATTAAGTATACCTGTAATACGCTTTTCAAAGTCGGCAGGCTTGGCTCGCATCATTCGGAGAGCCAAATTGCGTAATATAGGACAGCCTGGATTTTCACACATCAACGACATGCCTTTGGCGGCAGTCAGAGCAGCACGTGTGTTGTCATCGGCCCCTACGGCTTGAAAAGACCACCCTGCAGTGGCTAAGGTATAAGCAGGATCGCGAACAATGGCTTTCTCAGTCATGTCGAATACATTGCCACAAAAAGAAGCTCGATGTATATCAACATTGTCCAACTTGATGGAGAATCCCAGTTGAGAGAACCATTGGGGGGAAGGCACTTGTCCTGTAAAAGAGAATAATCCATCATCTCCCTCGACAACCCCTCTTAAATCTTCAATGCCATGTTCTTGTGCACAGAACTTCATCAGCATCAAATTGGTGAATCCATTGCCCAAAGACGTACACATCTCACCGCTCATTCGAGCTGTGGAGCCTTTTATTTCGAGACCTTTACGTTTCAGCCACATGAATTTGGATTGTAATCGTATCCAAGCCATCAATACAGGATCGGTGCACATATGTTCATAGAGTTGCATTTCCACTACATTTTGTAGCTGCTGGGAGAAGCTATTTTCAAAACTGGAATAATCTGTTGCTATGCAATTGCTATCAGGTCTGTACACGTGATCTATAATGTAGGACGGTCGTTCTCCTATCGGGACGTATTTTATAAATTCCTCTTTACTAAACACTTGTTTTGAAACTTGTTCGTAAAAGGGTCCCACTATGGTCATGTATGAAACATCAACAGGGTTGATACCGCGTTGTGGTTTTATCTCGGGATAAAATTCGGCTTTGGTGAATGATCCACATTTTCTGTAGTCGAACAATATCTTCTTTTGTTCGTAGGTCAGCTTTTCACCGCTGATATATCGATAGCACAAGTCGTCCAAGACAGCCTGATTCTGCAGATACAACAAATGCTTTTTCCGATACTCTTCTTTTCTCCACTCAGGTTGGTTTACATTAGAAACCCAGTCATTAAAGTTACATTCAACAGGAGAGAAATTCTGCTGAATGTAGTTCTTGCAGAACAGTTTAAATCGGGTAAGAAGCTCCTGATTTACTGGACCAAGGTTGTTGAGAGTTCTCTTGATACAGCCAAGAACAGGACTATCTCTAATGTCTGCAGTGGGGCATACATACCCATGTATACCTACCAGAAGCTCAGCGCACATTGGAATGCTTTTAAAAATCTGCTTTAATATCGTGACAGTAGATTTTCGAACAGCACAGGCAAAGGCCGGAACATCTTCAGTAGTATAACCCCATAGCAGGCGTTGTTTCAGGGACTTTATGAAACCGCCGTTTGAAAATCCTGCAATGTTCGAC